GTGATAGGAAAGAAGGAGTTGGTAGAGTTAGTACTTACAAGTTTCCCAGCCTGCCAGGAAACATTGTTGTCCCTCTACCAAAGAGATCTTACCTGCACATACAAGTTTCTTAACTCTAGTCTCCAGAGCATCTTTTACGTGAGCACCAGAAGCTCCTACCCAAGATTGTATGGCTAGGTTCTCAATGTGGGATGGATGGCCGCCAACCTCCAGAGGAACTATATGATCTAGCTCGTACTGCGGGGCATCTTTCCAGGATAGACCTTTTGCTAACAACTCTGCCTTTTTAATCGAGTTGGTGTAAGTTACAGAAGGCCGGATGGTTGCTGTGTAGCCGGAGGTACAGATAGTGCGGGAAATATTATCTTGGGTAACAGCTGGGTTAGTGGAACCAACAGCGTAGGCAGATGCACAGGTTAGAGATGCTAGGGAGAGGGTGAGACTAGAAAGGAGAGTTTTCATATGTAGATCCTATACGAACTTTGGAGAATTCCTGCTCTTCAATAATAGTTCTAGCAAGTAGAAGATTAGAGTACATCTCTATTACTTTCGGAGCGTATGTAAGGCAGTCTAAAATACCATCAGTGTTATCTCGTTTCAGAGGATTAAACTGTGATATCTGTAAGTTAACTTGTGCTTTGCAATCTGGGTGGACAAAGATCTCTCCAGCCAGTAGTTGTTTGAACATCGTAAGGATACGAGAGTTCTTAGAGTAAGAGCCCGAGTAAACTTCCACAGCTTCGATACCAATAATCCCTCGCTGGAGACAGATAAACTCGAACCAATATTTAAGCGTGTACTGATAAGCATTTGATTCAATTGCAATAATACGGCAGTTCTTAGATAGTGCTATCTTAAGGGATTCTGCGATTGTGTCACCTGGGGATAGGCGCTCTTCTATCAGTTTCTTACATACTGGGTATCCATTATGGATCTCAAAGTACATGATAGTTACTGCATCAGCGCCCGGCTTATCTGTGGCAGGATCGATGACAATAAAGTTTCCGAAATGTATATCATCTTCTTGGAAAGGATAATCCGGGAGCTTGTTAAGATCTACAAGGTTATTAACTGAGGCATTCTCGTCGTTAAGAACTTCTGCAAAGAATACCTCTGGTCGGCCCATTGCCAGATCATTCTCGTATTCTTTCATCAGCTGGGATATTGGCTGTAACTCTTCCCAGAGACTTTCTCCAGATGATAAGATTCCACCTGCGATAAACTTAACCCAAGTAGGATTATGCTTGAGTTTGCGCAGGAGAGAGTGTTTGGTAGGATACATGTTAGCAATGAAGATGAAGAGGCATCCGTGAGGGCTCTTAGCTTTCATCGCAGTACCTACCATCCAGGTCTCTAGTTTCGCAGAGACTGTCTCAGAATCAGCATCTTCGCGAGTTTGTATGTCGTCAAAGATCATAACATCTGGGCGCTCATTCTCAAGAGTTATACCTCGAATGTCAGATTCAGCGCCTGCACCCATCAAGATAACATTGCGCCCCCGAAATCCAAATCTCTTGAGATCTTGTCTGTCTGTCTCGGCTCCTAGTTTCCAATCTCCGAATACTTTCTTCATATTAGTTTCAGAGAGCATCGACATAATATCTGAGATGATATTATTTGCTTTAGTCTGAGTACCACAAATGATGAGGATGAATTTCTTTTTGGTGAAAAGGATGCAGAAAAGAACAAAGATCTTTATGAGCATAGTTTTACCGAAACCGCGTGGGAGTCCGATCGCTAGTTGCGAGAAATCACGAGTCCTGGTTACATAAGAGACTAGCCAATTCCAGATAGATTTGAATACTGGTGGAAACAGGTAGCGAAAAACTACTGGCATTGCGAGAGCGGCCAGGAAATCGAGAGATTCTTTTGCTAGTTTCTCTACCTGATCTACCTGGAATACTGACTCTTTCGCAACTTCAAACTCATCTATCTCTAGGGGTGCAGTTTCTACGGTGACAGGAGTATCAAAGCCTAGAGCGGCTGCATCTATTCTTGCCATAGTAGTTTATTTGGTTCTTTTGGAGAGCAGGAGCTGGATTCTGAGCAGTTGGTCCCGAGCTGCGGCCTTATTTCGCTGCTCTAATTCTGCTTTCTTAAGAACTTGTGCTAACATTTCCGCCTCCTTGGAGTGTGGGAGAGCCGACATTTGGAACTCCTTTCATTTTCGCTAGTAACTTATCCATCGACGCAGATTGTACTGTAACCAGATCTTGTGCGCCAGCCTTAATTACCTGGTTATTTATATTAGTTGTGAAGTTTTGCAGGATTTGTGTCGGCATCAGGAGTTGCACGACAGTCTGCTGGGAAGTTATCGATTCTGGGGCAGATGATCCGCGCCTCTTAGCTCCATTAATTATCTGAATTGATTTTAGAATCTCCATCGGACGCATCATGTAGGGAAGGCAGTCTTTTAGTTTCGTAACTAACTGATCTTCGAGAGAGTCATAAGCGGCATCGCGCGTGTTGTGTTTCGCTAGATTCTCGAATCTTAGTTCCGCAACTTGTGATGCAAACTCGGGTTGTGATAGGAGCTGGGAGATGCGGGAGGTAGATACGCCTACAGCTGCCGCGACTACTTCTGGTCCTAACCCTTGTCCTAGCAAGGTGAGGGCGCGAGATTCTGTAGAGGTTGTGGTGGATGAGGACATAGTAAGATTTCTTTTATTCCTAGGTATGGGTAGATGATATAGGAGATGTTGGTAGGTAGGTAGGAGGGATAGTAATGGAGGGGTTGGGTTTGGTTTTGGAAAAGTTTAGTAAAATTGGAGGGATGAAATAGGCTACAGGCGAGGCCAGAGCCAAAAAAGGCTTCTACCCCCCCCTGTCTGCCGGATGAGAATGATTCTTGTTTCGATTTGGCTCGGAGATATGAACTATGGACTAACCAGTTAGTACATTTGGGTAGATGGGTATGGTATGGTTGGGGTAGATGGTTGGGATAGGCGCTAGGTATGGGAGAGACAGGATAGGTTGTAAGTTTCGTGCAAGCTGGGGCGCGATGTGACATTTTTGTCAGTCTCAGCGCGAGATAAGAGTGTGTGACAAAAATGTCTGACACGATTGTCGGGTAAGCAAGTATCGTGCCAGTGGATGTAAGGTAGGCGTAAGAATAGGTAGAAACTACTGGATATGCATACAGGTTATGGGTCTATATGAGTCTATTTTCAGACAGTCTAGGGGGCGTAAGACACACAGTTAATTTGAGAGTTGGCACACAGCTTGCTTTATATATTACATCACCAACCCTGCTCAACTAACTAAGGATTTATATCATGCGTAAGATTGAAACGTTTAACAACACTGCGACACAAACCCGCGTCTATTGGTGCGTTGAATGGCAAGAATACCAAGTTAAATTTTATCGTGTTGCTGGCGGTGCGTTTAAAATTGATTCTGATAGTACATATCACACTGACAACAAGCAAGATGCTATCGATACAGCACGTAAAATGAATGCTACTTATCGATAATTGGGATGCACTCACAAATTAGATTCTAGGTGCAGCTAATGTGTGTTAGAATCTAATTCGGGAATATCTCCCATTGGTCTCACCACCATAAACCCATAAACCATATCACAAGGATTCTATATCATGTCTACATTCTCTCAAGCTCACACAGTCACATTATTCGATGCGAAAAAATCTCAAGCATTGACCGGACAGCGGTTAGCGAAAGTAAGATATAAAACTACTGCCAAACAAGTTGCAAAGTTTCCCTCGGTTTGCGCCTCGGTGCCATTTCTCTCCCATGATGCTATCGAGGAAAGTATTGCTGCTCTCTTACCTCATATTCGCTTGATGCTAGAAAATGCTCAAGATGGAGTTATTAGGAGCTTGTATGAGAGTTCCGAAGGTTCTCTGTCTCTTGTCACTGATTCTGACATTTCTATCGCTGCTTGTATCGGTTTTCTGGAAACTGTAGAAGCTGGCACTAGGTTGACAAAAGAGTTTATTGAATCTTGGTTCTCCTCGAATGTGCAGGAGATGCTAGAAGCTGTAATTGTCGAGAAACTAAGTTTTGTAGGAGATAAAGAGTTGACACCAGAACAATCAGTTACGATCTCGAAACATTGTAATGGTTACAAAGATTTGTACGCTAGTTTGGCCGGGGGAAAAACTATTCTGCAACCTACTCAAATTTCCTCGCTACTGAAAGTGCTAGATTTGGTTGATTCTGACGAGGTAGGAGATAAATTGAAAGCTCGATTAGTTTCGATGCAGAATAAACCTAAGATTGAGGAGTTGCTAGAGTTGTGAGATTTCACACCAGATAAATAGCTAGATATATTCACTCGATAGTTATGTGACAGATAACTATTTAATTGATTATAAGTTTCGACCCTCGAATAGTGACTATTTGACTTTTTGACTTTTTGACTATTGACCCCGCGACCCGTTTTGACCCCCCCCTCGACCCCTCACCCATAATCTTTCTATCTCCTATAACTCCCATACTTCCTAGTATCTATCTATCTATCTATCTATCTACCTCC